GTTATAAGTTTCAATGCTGAATTTTTAATTGTGTAAAGTAATAAATATAATTGTAGTCTCATAATTCTTCTAATGCTTCAGTTAAGCTGAACGTTAAATATAAAAATAAAGTAACTCCTGCCAAATTAATGTAAAGTTCTTTGCCTTGACAAATCAAAGAAAACGAAGTTAAAAAACCTGCTATAAAATAAAGACTTGCTAAATAATTACTTTTCATTTTATATTTAATTAACGTAACAACTATTTATACCAAATGCTGAACTTGAACCTTGCGAGTTTGTTCCTATTACTTCTACGGTAATATATTTTCCCGAGTCGTGACTTGCTGTTAAATAAGTATTTCCCGTGTGTCCGTTTTGATGTACTCCGTTTCGATACCATTTATATGTTAAAGTTGGTGTAGGGTTTCCATCCCATAAATTACTAATAATACTTATCGTATCTCCAACGTTTGCTCCTTCTGTTGATAACTCGGGTTCAAATATATTTACAGGTACAAATAAACCCGTTGTTACAATAATATTACTATTACCTTGTCCCGTGCCTACGGCATTAGTTCCAAAGACTTTACAATTTATTTCGTTACCGGCAAAAGCAGAACCTAAAGTGTAAGTGTTATTTGTTGCTCCTATTATATTATCTCCTGCGCTTACATTATACCATTGATAAGTAAAACTTGTTGGTGAACCGCTCCAAGTTCCGTTTGTAGTTGTAAGTACATCTCCAACATAAAAATTTGTTCCTGTTACAACAGGTGCTACTGTATTAACAGGTGCAGTTGCTGAAGCTCCTATAATATCTGTACGCCCTGCTGAACTTACTGCGTAAACAGAACCCCAACCAATAGCGTTAGTTGCTCCTTTTCCCCAACCTATTGTATTGTTAGCCGCTCCGTCACCCCAACCGTTACTATTTGCCATTTTCTAATTTCTTTAAATAAGTTTTTAACTTTACGATGTTTACTTCTTTTGGTTTGTATGTTTTCATATATACCAAGATGTATAATTATTATTAGTGTCTGGAAACATATCGCTATTTGAATTCGTTGAGTATTCAGGAAACAAATTATTATTATTACTTATGTAGTCAATAAAACGTTGTGTGTAGTGTTGTGCTATTTGTGTTTCCTTTTCAATTAAAAAGTCTATTTCGCTTTTTTCTACGCTCGTTGAATTTTCGGAATTGTGTTTGTAAACACCTTTGTTTGAAATCGTGTAAGCTGCAAACGGCAAATAATACTTCATTGCTAAATGAATAAGCATCGGCTTCAAATAAGTAGTTGTAAGCGTTAAATAATTTCCGCTTAACGTATTTGCTATGATGTCCGCTTTTATCTTGTTTAATAGCTTCGTTCCAGTAAAATTTTGCAAGTCTGTATCTTGTGCAATCTTTATATATTGTATAAAATTGTCCGTATCTACGTTTCCGTTTAACGAAGTAAATTTAACTAAATCTTGTCTTGTTATTAAAAGTGCTTCTGCCATTATTGAAAACGTTTGTTAGAAGGTAAAAAACCGTGTGTGTTTGGTATGTCTATTGGACGTGTTGCAACTAAACTTGGATTAGTAACTACATAACCAAATTTAGCAGCTTTTGCTTGTGCTAATTTCTTTGTGTTTGCGGTTATGTTTAATCCTGTTCCTTCAAATACTGCATAAACTTGTTTATTCCACCTGTGGTGACAATTTCCACCGCCTTTATATAACCAAATTGAATAGTAGTCTGTTCCTTTTGGTCCCCAACCTGCGTTAACAATTTGTGTACTCATATTTAAAATGTCTTCTTTACGGTAAATCTTGTTTGCTAAAACCATTTGTGTACAAAATTCACGTCTGTTATCTGTTGTTTCTCCTTCGTATTTATAACGAACAATAAACTTTACTCCGTCAATAGTTTTGTCTTGTCTACTTGTTATGTTTGGTCTTGCGTCACCTGTAGAAACCAAGTTAACAATTTTGTTTAATAAACTTTGTTTTGGTTCTTTACTTAATAATTCGTTTTCTTCGTCATCTGTATCGTAGTCAACTTGTTTTTCGTCTATTAATAACCAATTGTCTTGTGGGTATTCGCCTAAATCAATTAAAGGATTTGTATGTGCGCTTAATTCTGTTCCTGTTTCTTCTGCAACTTGTTCTGCGTTTTGCGTGTTTTCCAAGTCCGTAAACTCAAGTGGTTGTAAAGTCTTAAAGAATAACTTTAAAGCAACTCCGTTGTAAGCTAAAATACTATCAAAAGCGTCTAATAATTCTTCTTGGAATGGTCGTATAACCATATTGTCAAAAAGTATGCTTGAATTTTTTAGTTCTTCTGCGTTACTTGAAAAGCCATTTGTTGAAGCAACACCAAATAATAAAGGTGAAGTTATGTTGTGTCCTAACATAATCTTGCGTAAACATTCTTCACTTAAATATGTGTAGTGTTCTGGAGCATCGTTTAAAGGAATATCTTCAACTGTTGTTTTTGATTCTGCGTTGTTGTTAAAAGCTACAATAACTTTTTGTCCGCGACTTCCTGTTAACTTGTCAAGTACCTTGTTTGATATGATTTGTTGTTGTTCGTCTGTTGGAACTCCGTTATTAAAGTTTACAACTTTAGTTCCGCTAAATCCGTTTTGTACTTCGTTAATTAAGTAGTCTGCAATTTCTTCTTCTAAAAGTGTATAAGGTACTGCACCTTGATAGTCTGGATATGCGTAATATTTCATTCCAACCGAATATGGTTTAGAAAATAATATTTCTATTTTTTCTTTGCTATAACCAAAAGCGTTAAATCTAATCGGCGCAAACTTCTTTGTATCGTCCCAATTGTCGCTGTAGTAATAACCTGTTATTTGTCCGTCTTTATCGCATTTTTCTGCTCGTAATAAATTAACAGGAATATGATATGCTTTTAATATTTTGTCGTGCTTGTCGTTGTAGTGAACTTGAATAGCAAATTGCCCAAACATTTTTCTATCAAGAACCATTTTACGAACATCTTCTTTGTGAAATAAAGACATCATTTGAGCGTACTCATTCGGCTTTTTATTAGCGTCTAATGCACTTAAACCTTTTCCGTAAATTAATCGTGCTACGTTGTTTATAATAGCGTTATTTGTTGTTGAATTGCTGTATCGTTCAATTAAGAATTGAAAATATTGGTCTCCGTCTTCAGTTAAAAAGTCTACCCAATTTTCTCGGTTAGTTTCCGAAACTACAGGTGACGTGTAAGCTGACAAATTTAAAACGTGTAAGTTATTCATAAACTATAAATTCATTTGTTGTTGAATTAGAAACATATTGATTATTGTTAACCGAAAATGTAACTAAAGGTTGTGCTGTGCAAAATATTCTATCCTTGTAAATTACGTCGTTGTTTGGGTTTTTTAATTCTAAAGTATAAAAATGTCCTTCTATTAAACTAAACGTGTGTGAGATTGTATTTACATAGTCCCCAAAACCCCCAAAAAGTGCTTGTGTTGAAACAGGCGTGTTTGTTTGTTCATCTGTTATTATCATTGTTGCAGGTATTTGGTTAACTGCGTTTCCTAAAACTCGCGGAATATAACTAAACGTTTGTTGACTTCCTGAAGGTGTTAATACTATCATATAGTTATAATTAAATATTCGTGTTTTTGTTCTTTTTTTAAGACAAAAAAAAAGCCGAACTGTGAAGAACGACTTTAAAAATAATTTTTTTAAATTTTAGTTAGGGTCAACTGTTGCTCCTGTGAAACAGCTACTAACCAATAAAGCATCTGTGTAAGGTGCTGTAACCGACAAGTGATTTGCAGGAATTGGTTCCATACCTTGAAGCGTCATAGTGTAACCTTGTAGGTCACCCATTGCAGTACCATTTGAAATTAGTCCTGTAGTTACATCCATACCGTGATTAAGTCCCGCAATAAAGAAATTGTTAGCGTTTGTCTTAATTACTACGTGTGGACGACCCCAAGCAAGTAATTTCATTTGTTTTGTAGTTGTTGCGTCTAAACCTTTGATTGTAAAAGTCAAAGTTTGCTCTACAAAAGTTGTTCCGTTTTCACGTGAACTTGTAACTGTTTGCTCAAAAGAATTTGCACCTTTCAAATCGTATTTAAAAAGTGTAGTAACTCCTGCGATAGTATCAATTTCGTCTTCTAAATCTACTGTTGCGTTATAAGTAATTGCACCCATTGTACCGTAGTTAATAAAGTAAATTGATTTAATACCGCCTACAAACTCTTTACAAACTTCTTCGCGACCGTGTGTTAATAAACAAGCCATTTTGTTTTGTTTTTAATTGTGAATAAAATAAAGCGCAGTTGCCT